CGCGGTCATCCTCGAAGATATCGCGCCACACGCCGATCGGCTCGCGCTGATCGTGCTGCCACAGCATCGGGATCGACCAACCCTCAGTGCGGGCCTTGCCGACACTTTCCCGAAATGCACCGGGCTCAATCAGGTCGCCACCCTGGTCGACATTGCCAAAGGTCGAGGCATAGCCTTCGAACTGGCCGGTTTCCTGAAGGTCACTAGATTTGAGGGTCAGGGTGAGATGTTTCATTGTCTTGGCTCCGATGGGGCGTTCGCTTGCGTGGGCGGCAATGATCCGGCCCCGGTGCTGATTTGGGTGATGGGCACATTTTGCATCTGCATGCGGGGGACATCGCCGCCTTCGACCGGCGGCAGGTTTTCCAGCGCGCGGACCTCGTTGATGGTCATCACGCCGTTGCTCAGCATCTGCTGGTAGAAGGAGGCCCGTGCGCCGCTGTCGCCGCGCAGCAGGCCTTCGAGGTTGAACTCGATAACGATCCCGGCCTGACGGTCAGCGGGCGACAGGAGCTGTTTGGAGAGCGCCTGTTCGATGCGTTTGAGGCGCCGGCGCAGTGTAAATTTCTGAAAGCCGAGCGTCTGCTGCTCGAGCCCGGTGCCCCAGCTGGTGGTTTTCTCGGTGTGGCCAACCATGAACGGCGGCACGCCGAAGAACCGGCAGACTTCCTCGACCGAGAAGGCCCGGCTCTGCAGCATCTGCGCGTCTTCCGGGCTGATCGAGAGCTGGACCCAGTCCATGCCGCGGTCGAGCAGCATCGGGCGCCCCGCGTTGATCGCGCCTGCGAACTTCTCCTGGAGCAATTCCTCGGCCTGTTTGCGCTGATCGAGGGTCAGTGTGTCAGCGGTCTTCAAGAGCCCCGAAGGCCGCACCCCGTTGCGGAAGGTATCGCCCGACGCCCGTTCGATGGCCTGTGCGAGACCGAAGGTCTGGCGGCCGAACGAAAGGGTCGAGAGCCCGCCCAGCGGATTGCCGCCAAAGCCCCGGATATGGAGCATGTTGTCTTGGGCAACGACTGAACGCACGCCGCCATCTGACCACTCATATTGAAGGCTGCCGTCGCGCAGACGGCGCACCGTCATGAGTTCGGGCGCGATGGGTACGCTGAGCGCCACAACCCGGCCGTTGCTGCCCCGAATGATCTCGGCATAGGCATTGCCGCCAAGCTCAATGCAGGCGCAGATAAACTCCCAGAAATCGACCGCAGTCTGGTCGGCGTTCGGGCTGTCATGCAGGATCCGGTAAAGCGGATGGTCAGTGGCGACCGTCCGCGCTCCGCTCCGGGTCCGGTAGACCATGAGCGGCAGTGAGGCGATCGTGCCTGCGAGAAGATTGACGCACGCCCAGGCGGACGCCAGCCCCAGCACTGAGTTGGTCGAGACCACTTCGCCGGTTGTCGTTGTGCGGCCGCCCGCCGCCTGAGTGAGCCGTGGATCGGTCAGACCGATGGAGCGCGCGACGTATCCGAGCGCCTTCTGGAATAGGTTCATGAACGAAGGCTCTTTAGCCAGTCATCGATCGAGCCGGAGGTGTCGCCTGCCATTGCTGCCCCCACTGCCATGCACAGCGCTACGGCTGCGTCGATCTTGTTGATGGCCCGCTGCTTGGAGAGCCACTTATTGTCCCAGCGGTCGGTCTCGGTGACCGCCGACATCATTGCGGAGATCAGCACCGGATTGCGTTTGAGCCGGATCCGGCCTTCCAGGATAAGTTCTTCGAGATGCCGCAACGACCCTGGCATCCACAGGCCTTCGCTCATTCCGTCCTGAGGTTTGCCGCGTTTGGTGCCGCCTTGGGGGTGCTCGATAAAATTGACCGAGAGCCCGAGTTCGCTGACTTCCTCTTCAAATCGGCGGAAGGCGTAACGGTCGTAGGCAACGGTCTCGACGCGGTAATCGCTGTCCAGTTCAGCCAGCGCCTGCGCCACTTGGCGAAAGCTGATGTTCTCGCCCGGCGGCGCATTCAGAAATCCGCCAGTCACCCAAACGTCATAGGGCTGCTTGTCACGCAGCACTCTGGCACTGAGCGTATCGCCCGGGGTCCAGACCTCTACCCAGGCATCAAAGCAGGGCTTGCCGTCCTTCTCACCGCTGCGCTGGACAGCAGCCAATGCGGTCAGGTCTCGGTTCTGGCTGAGATCGAGCCCGAGCCAGACCGGCTGGCCGGCTTTTGGTTCGAACTCGGCGAGCAGCGGTTCCAGCGTTGCCCGTGCCATCCAGGCTGTCTCGGCGTCGGTCCAGATGCAGAAATGGAGCCGTAGGATCCCGTTCAACTGGCCTGGGATAGCTTTGGCCTGCGCCACAACCTCCGAGAGATACTGCTCGGTGATGGTCACGCCCAGAAGCGGGTTTGCCTTGATCCAGCAACTGGGGTCGGTCAGCGGATCGTCGCCTTCATCAAGCGCGCAAACATAGCTGAACGTCGTGTCGTCTATGACCTGCCCGAGGTAAGTCGGATCGGTCACCGCATCGGGATTGCCGGCTGCCACCCGGACACCGTGTTCGTGTTCTTCCCAGGCGACTGAATTGCGGTTGGAACCCGAGTTGGTGATCATGAACAGCAGCGGATCGCGGCGGAACTTGAAGCCGCGCTCCAGCATCTCGATGATGGAGCGGTCTGGAAGCTCGTGGACCTCATCGGCCAGCACAAAGTATGGCCGCGGGCCGGAGCCCGTTTTGCCCGTGTCGCGCGACACCGGGCGGAAGAAACTGCCCGACGGCAGATGCGCAATGTTGAACTCGCGGCCAGGACCGCCGGAAAACTCCAGGCGCCGGGCCAGCGCCGGGGATTGCCGCACCATTTTCACCGCATCGCGGAACAGAATGTTTGCCTGCTCTTTCTTTGCTGCCGCGGCATAGATTTGGGCGCCGGCTTCCTTGCAGGCGGTCATGCCGTAAACGCCAATGCCGCCAGCAATCGGCGACTTGCCGTTGCCTTTGCCCTGTTCAATGTAGGCGCGGCGGAACCGGCGTCTGCCGTCCTTGCGCTTCCAGCCAAACAACGAGCCGATGATGAAGGCTTGGCTCGGTTCCAGCTGGAAAGGCTGGCCCTCGAACTGGCCCTCAGACAGCTTCAGCACCTCCTCGAAAAAGGCGAAGGCGTGATTGGCTGCCTCGTGGTCGAACCAGATGCCGTCCTTGCGCGCGAGATCCGCAATGTGCCGCCTACAGGCATTGCGCACGTGGGGGCCGGCGACCATCCCACCTGACACCACAGCATTCGCATAAGCCAGCGTCCGGTCAGGCGAAGAAGCGGTCGGCGGGGTCGCCGCCGTCCTCTGGCGGCTGGGCCGCGATCCTGCTCCTGGCACTGGGCGTCATCCCGAATTCTGCAGCGTAACGCATCATGTCCGCAGCCGCTTTGTTGGCGGTGCCCACCAGCGGGTTCTGGATCGCGTTGCCGTTCGATGTTTTGATCATGAGCCCGCCGGTCAGCTGATCCTTCTCGGCCATCTTGGCGATCGCCCGCTCGGCCTGAACCCAGCGGCCGTAGGCCTGGGCGTAGGCGGCGAGTGCCGCCCGATCGATCTCGGAGAGAACGCCCAGATTGTAGAGATCCGTTGCGACCCGGTTCCATTCCTCGACCGCGTCGGCCGTGAGGTGGACCGGCGGAGCGGGTATCGCCGCTTTGGCCTTGGCCTCTTTGCGGTTCAGCGCCCGTTTGCCGGGATTGCCAGTGACCAATTTGAGATGGGTGGGCTTGGGTTTTGTGCCGGGTTTCATGGCCGAGCGCCTTCCTCTATGTCTCGCGCCTGACTGGTTCCAAGCCTCCCAAACCTAAGGACACGACGATATTTGAATTTCTAATCATGGCCGCCGCGGCTGTATTGCCCGCGGGAGAAAACTTCACCGGCACGCCGACCCGGGTCTGGGACGGCGATGGACCGGTCTGGTGCGCAGAAGGGCCGCGTATTCGGCTGTCCGGCATCGCTGCACGTGAAAGCGACGGTAGCTGTAGGTCCAATCAACCATGTCCGCGCGCCTCAGCGGAAGAAGCTCGAGATGCGCTGGTCAGGCTGATCGGCCGCCCGGTCGGCGTGTCGCGTGAAGGGCATATTCTTGTAAGCGGTCCGGCAATGCAGTGCCGCTCTGAAGGTGGTGCCGGTGGTTCCCGGACGGCTGCCTGGTGCGTGTCCCCGAAATCTGGCGATATTTCTTGCGCGATGGTCAGGGGTGGCTGGGCTCTGAGATGGGATCGATATTGGCGGGGGCATCGCTGCTGACGATCCCAGCGATGCCGTCGAATGTCCGGCCATCGCCTTCGAGAGTTGCAGCCTTGCCGGTAAAATCCTGCCAGCGCTTGATAGTCACATCGACGTAGGCCGGGTTGAGCTCAATTGCGTGGACCGAGCGGCCGGTCATTTCGCCGGCAATGATGGTGGTCCCGGAGCCCGAGAACGGCTCGTAGACAGCCTGACCAGGGCTGGAATTGTTCTCAATCGGGCGCTTCATGCACTCGACCGGCTTCTGGGTGCCGTGTCCGGTTTCGTTCTTCTTGGGCTTGGGAATGTGCCAGATCGTAGTCTGCTTGCGGTCGCCAGCCCAGTGGCCCTTTGCGCCCTTTTTGACGGCGTACCAGCAAGGCTCATGCTCCCAGTGATAGTCGCCCCGGGAAAGGACCAGCTGGCCCTTGTCCCAGATGATCTGGGACCGGAGCAATAGGTCGCAGGCAGCCAAGCTGTCGCCAACAACCCCGGCGAAGAGGCCAGCGTGCCAGACGTAGGCAACATCGCCTGGGAACAGAGCCCATGCTTCGCGCCAGTCGGCCTTGTCATCGTTCAGCACCTTGCCCTTGGCAGTGCCGGAAGCAGCGACCCCAGCCTTTTCGCGCCAGGCGGGATCATACTCGACGCCGTAGGGAGGATCGGTGACCATCAGGTGGGGCGTGACGCCGTTCAGTGCCTTTGCGACTGAGTCGGCATCGGTGCTGTCGCCGCAGACCAGCCGGTGCTTGCCAAGCAGCCAGACATCGCCAAGCTTGGCGACTGGCTCGATTGGCACATCGGGTATCTCATCCGGATCGGTAAGGCCATCGGTCTTCTCGGCCAGCAGCTTTGATAGCTCGTCGTCGGAGAATCCGGTCAGCATCAGATCGAAATCGAAACCCTGCAAATCGCCCAGTTCGACTGCGAGCAGTTCAAGGTCCCACCCAGCATTCAACGCCAGCTTGTTGTCGGCGATGACGTAGGCCTTCTTCTGGGCCTCGCTCCAGCCCTTGGCGACCATAGTCGGAATCTGCGTCAGCCCCAGCTTACGCGCGGCTGAGAGACGTCCATGGCCGGAGAGCAGGCCACCGTCCTCGTCGACCAGAACCGGGTTGGTCCAGCCCCATTCACGGATTGAGGCCGCGATCTGCGCGACCTGTTCGTCCGAGTGCGTGCGGGAGTTGCGCGCATAGGGCGTGATCTTTTCTATCGGCCAGAGCTCGCTGCTCTGGGCCGGCCAGTTCTGATCCATAGAGATCCTTGGATAGTGTTTGGCCGCGGAAGCCTTCAGGCTCGCGGCGCGAGGTCAAATTGTTAGGTCGAAGGGTAGCTGGGGGGCTATTGCCCTCGGGTCAGACCAGTTTGAGCTCGTTCAGTACCTTGGCAGTGTCGAGCAACTGGTCGGTCCGGACCGTGATTTCGATGGTGAAGCTGTCAGCGCTTGCGCTGGCGTAAACGCCGCTTTCGTAAAGTTCCTGCTCGATCGTCTCGAGCACCACCCCAATTCGGCTACGGTCGTAGTTCTCTGGCAACGTGCGGATCGCAAGCCGGACCGTGCTGGTGACGCCCGCGCTCATTCCGCGTCTGCCAAGATTTCGTAGAGGCCGACAAAGCCTGTCAGGTAAGGCAGTCCGACCGGAATGCCGTGGTCACGCGACGTAGCGCGGTTGATGGTCCAGCCCATCCAGCGGGTGATTGCCGCGTCAATGGCAGCCTTGAGGTCGATGCCGCTGTGGATGCCGTTCGCGACATCGTCGGCGAAGTGGCGTCCGTGCCGGCTGTCGAGAAAATCCCGTACCCCCTCCGCGCTGCCGCCGGTGGCCTTGGCAACCATCGGGAAGGCGATGGTCCAGGCTGCCTGGGCGTCCGTGAAGCCGCCTGTGGTGCCGAAGAAGCCCCAGGCTTCGTTGGCAGTTGGAAGGGTAGACTTGGTCATCTGCGTCGCTTTCGTTTTGGTGAAACGACTAACGCTCTTTTCCAACCTGCTATCCAGTCAAATAGATGGAATTGCTGGACTTTCCAGATTTTGACCCCCGGTCGCTAACTCGCGGTTGCGTGTTTTTTGGACCATGCGCGGTTTCCGTCCCGCAGGCCCCAGAGTTTCGACCCGCCCCCCGGGCGTATCAACCAATCGGCCAGCCATCCGACCCGGTGCCGACCGTGCTGCGGAGCCGGAACTGCTCGGCGGTGCGGGCCTGGTGGCAGTCGGCACAGAGACAGCGGATGTTGCTGTCGTCGTCGCTGCCGCCCTTGGTGAGCGGCACAATGTGGTCAGGCACGGTGGCCTGGCGAACGATGCCCTTGGCGGCGCAGTCCCGGCAGAGCGGTTCAGCCTGCAAGCGCTGCAACCGCTGAGTGACGGCCCTGCGTCCGCGCAATCGTTCGGCCATGGGCAGGCCCTCGAAAAGAACAACGCCCGGAAGCTGGTTAGCTCCGGGCGCAGTTCCCAATCCTCTATTTCGGAAGAATGCCGAAGACCGTCGAGAAAAACAAGGGAAACGGGCATTTTCCGGCGTCATGTCAGCACTTTGCGGTGACCGTCCCGCGCCATACCGAACAGTTCTGCCAACGCATCAAGGGCAAAGCTGAGGTTGTGCCGATCGGCCTGCGGCCAACCTCCCGCATCCTCGTCGAGACAGACCAGCCGGTAGGCGGCCACGCTCGGCGCCTTGCCCGGCGCATCCAGTCGATCCCGATCACAGCAGTTGAGCACGTTAAGCACGGCGCCGTAGTGTCGCCGCACCTTCTCGATGAGCTCACGGCTGGGAGATGCACCAACACCACCGAGCACCCCATCGCTTGCCAGAAGGGCGGCGACCGAAACCGGGAACGGCAACGGCCACCCCATCACCGCATGGTGGCGGTGATAGATCTCGGCGTACTTCTGGCCGGCGGCATATTGCTCGGCCGTGATGCTGGCTGTGAATGCCAAGCGTCCCAACGCCGTGCCCAGGCGTTCATCCCGGGCCTCCTTTGCTGTCACCCCGTAATGGCGCTGCCTGGCTTCCAGGACTATGGCCATCACCTCGCACTGGGTTTCCGCACCGCTGGGCTGCACAAGCTTGCCCGACGGATGCCGTTTGCCGGTCTTGCGTTTACGCCCTTTTGCCATGAGCGCCTCCGTACAACCGCTCACCAATCGCCCGGAGGGCTTCACGCTCCATGGCGCTGAGGCGGTGATCGCTGACCGACACGGCCAAGATCCCGGCCTTCCAGCCATCGCGCTTCAGCTCTTCGCCGTCGCGCTGCCGGGCATGACCGTAGATCTTCGAGATCATGTTCATCAGCCGATCTCCCGCAGCAGGGCGGCATAGCCGATGACATCCACCACACTGTCGACGTGACCTGGATCGTAGGCGAGCCGGGCCAGCTTCAGGTCGATCATGCACAGCGCGACCTGTGCTGGGGAGATAGGCATGCCGAGGGTGATAGACCAGCGAGC